GTCAGTAATTGGCACACCAACCCAGAAGCCATTTGCAGCTTCAGCATTTGTATTATCGGCAAAGCCGGGATTGGTTACGCCGGTCGCTCCAGCCAAATTCATATCGAAGATTGAAGCTAATGTGCCACCACGAACATTGATTTTAGCCTTGCTGCCATAGAGACCACCAGTGTTTGTGGTATTTGTAGTGACAGTTTGTACGGAAATTTGTTCGTAGCCGTTTGCTACAAATTGGAAGCAGGGAGGGGAAGAAGCTGCTACATTATTCACACTAGGTGTGAAATTAGGATCTGCTAAGTCGGCGTTTAAGGCTGCAACTAGATCGGCAGAGCTAGTCCAGTTCGTATTGCTTAATGTTGCAGAGAAGTCATAAAGACGGAAGACATTGTCAACGCTGACCTGACCGGAGCCATCTACAACAACCATCATGGTGTACTTACCGGTGGGGAATTCCCAAACGCCGGCGGTGCCATGAGAGGCATCTACTGGATAATTGGCAGCAACACCAGTCTTGGTTGCTGCGGTGTTTCCTGTTGATAGTCCTAATGTGTTGTTTACATTCTGGAAAACACCGGAGCTGATGGTATTAGTGGTCACAGGACCGCCAACTAAGTTGTTTATTACAGAAACAATTTCCAAAGTGTTCTGAGGTCCATATGCCCACACAGTTGATAATCCTAATGCAACCTTGGATGCTGTGGTATAAGAGAAAAACTCGATACCATCGACAGCAGGATTAAGCTGTGCATTCAACACGGTTACTATTTCGTCAATTGTGTATGACTTAACGGCTGTAAGTTCATCGTTAACAGACCAAGGCAATCTCAAGACTTTGCTGCTTAGAATGCCGTTCAAAGACCACTTAAAGTATTTGTCAGTGTTATTGCCCAAATCAACTAGGTCAGTGTAGAACCTGATCACATCGGTTGGATTGAAAAGTGCGCCATGAACCTTGAGAAGATTGCCTGCCGAAGGAACCTGTACGCTCGCTGTTTCAGCGTAGTACTGGCTATTAGGATCAGTGTCGGCGACACGAACAATGTAAACGCTGTTCGTTTGTGACAAGCAAAGCTTGGCAGCATAAATCAAGTAGGGGGGATAATCCAACCCTGTGTGAGGTACACCGAAAAGAGTCATAAGCTCGGTTTGGCTGACGACTAATGTAGGAGTATTGATAGGTCCTTTGCTGCAGTATCCTACCAAACCTACAGAGTTTGATGACTGTGAAATGCTAAGAACAGTCAAATCAGTTTCGGTGAAGCGCACCGAAGGACTGATTGTATTAGAGGGTGGAAAAGACTGTAAAAGTGCCATAAGTATACTCCTATAATGTTAATCGTTCAATACTCTTTGTTTTATATAACCAGACCTCTCTGCATCATCTATATATCGAGTATGTATATTATCTTCAATCAATATTTTATTTTTTCCGTTGCCGATACCGGGCAAGTTGATTACCGAATATGAATTAGTTGTCCTCTTGGACTTAACCACTAACTGTATTGGCGACCTTTTCAAATTCGTAATTTCAATCATTGGACCCCTTCTACCGACTCTTCTAATCTCTTTATCACTTCCGATATTTCGGATTCATTCAGAGAGTTCACAAAGTCAACTCTGGTATTAAGAACTGCCTTGTTCCTAGTAATCGGCTGATTAACATAAGTCTCAGCAGTTATACCAAATTGAAACTTGATAACCCTAAGAGCTGCATCCCCCGGTTCTGTTTCCAAATTGTTAGCAATGCTATCCAACTTGACACAAACTTCCCAGAGCACACCTCTAACCTTTATATATGCAACTGGAGAGAATTTAGTTAGTATTTGTTCTAATATCTGATTCATATCCTCTAGTTGCAGAGTCCAAGCATACATTGTATAACCAACGTTTACAGGAATGCCTCTTGCTAGGCCAAAAACAGTGTCTCTTTCAAATCGCTCAGACTCTACAAATGATGGCTTATTATTGTTGTCTTTTAAAAAATTTATGGCTTTGTGATATGTGTAACGATTTGCATCAACACTGTAATCAGTACTGCTAATTGCCAACATGGGCAACTTAATTCTGTCTACTACTAAAGTTAAATCCTTACGAACATTTTGTTGTACGATAGCTGCCACTGCTCTCTCTTGAGTTGCCCATATAATCGGAACTTGATGAGCTTTGCCATCATCATCTAGGACAACAAGATTCCTGAATAAATCCATAATTGCTTCGTCACAAGATCTGAGAGACCTTGCATATCGATACACCACATTTCTATTGGGAGGATTTAGATTATTTACAATCTGTCCTGTTTGCATGGGGTCGCTATTGTTTTCACTACCCAACATGTATTTTTTGTCAAGGAAATCATCAAACCAATCTGAAGGTGCTCCAAGATTGTTAAGTTGATTGTTTTGATTATCTGGAGGCTGATCACAAAACCCCGGTGGCGGGTCGATGTTTTCAGACCTCCACATGGGCGATTGATCTTGGCAGTCATTCAAAGACTTGCCATATGAATTCGGATTTGGACCTATAGGTTGCATAATATAAATTAGTTATAATAGAAGAACTAAAAATTTACAAAAAAAGAGCCACCCGAAGGTGGCTCCATGTAAAACATTTAAAAAATATCAACCAGCGGAAAAACCGCCAAACCCTAGAGCGCCGGGGCCAGTAGTACCGGGAGTAGAACCGCCAGCCATGGGGCCACCCATATCGCCAGAACCGCCGCCATTGCTAGGAAACATATTACCACCGCCAGCAGCGTCACCGAAAGTGCCGCCGTAAGCTGTTTCAGTACCGGGAGGAATTTCATCAGGACTGGATGGAATTTCGTTGCTAGCAGCACTCTCATCATCCTCGCCGTCTTTATTATCAGCAGGTTGAACGCCAGTCATTTTTATTAGATTGTTCTTAAGAGCCTCTAATTGAGAATCCATTTCTTGTTTGGCGCTATCTTTGTCTTCATCGTCGCCAATATCATAATCGGTAACAAATGTCTTAATCTTATCAAGCATAGTGAAAAGCTCTTCAGGTTGAGGCATGTCTCCTTCTGGAGGAGCCAACTGGTCTCTCTCAGGCTTTTCTTTGCCTTCTTCTGGGGCAACAGCACCTTCTTCACCCATATCACCCATAGGCATGTCCATACCTCCCATCGCCGGCGCTGCTCCACCTTGGTCAGTTGGAGTCATAGTGCCAGCAGGAGGAGCTGCATTCATGCCCATGTTGGGATCGGTCATGGTATTAGTGCCATCTTGCTCATTCATTCTTCTTTGTTTCAACAAATCATAAAATTCAAAGAAACTTTTCATAACTTCTCCTTTAAATAATCTTGTAACTAGTTGGCTCAGTAACTGGTTGAATGACCGAGCTATAATTTACGCCTTGAGACTGATTCAGAGACGTGCCAGAAACATCATCCTCTTGGAATCTCTGACACAGACATTGAAGTCTTACAACCTGATACATTTTCATCTCGGCAGTTTTTCTTTCTATAATTACCCAATTTTCTCTCAGAAATGGCGTAAAAAATCTTGAACCTATTTTTGGAACATGACCTAAAGTTTTTAATACTGCCGTGTAATTGAATTCAAACAGCATATCGTCAGGAGAATCAATCCCAAATGGTGTTTGAAAATTTTGACTGGCTACAGGCTCATAATAGCAATAAAGCTGCACAGGTGTAGGACTATAAATTTTGGTTCTGCTCTCTAGGTATAATGGGTCAATTGTATTCATATTGACGAAAAGTTCGTAATAGAATATTGGGCTTCCACCCTGTTTTATCGCTTCTTGGTCCCACTCGTTAAAAAGAGCATGTTCTGGCAACCCATCATCAAATTGCTGCAGGCTGCCTGTGGGAGCATATGGCCTGCCGTTAGCGCCATACACTGTCATATTTTGCCAGCCCTTCTGAAGGTGTCAATTATTTCTGGGCAACTTTGAGTTGCCAAGTTCAAAACTATCGGTTTGCCAGTTTTATCGAAACCCAAATTCATCAAGTCGGCTAACTTCTTGGGATTTTTTTCATTAGCTTTCAATTTAGACAAAAGATTTTTAAAATATAAAAAGTCTTTTTCTACCATGTAAGTATCATCAAAATAAGGATAATCAGTATTTGCTGCAGCGCTTTCTAAATTAGCAGGACCAACAACTTCTGATGGTTTTACTGCTTTCATGGCCATTTTTTCATTGGTATAGATATCTTTTATTTTTTCTAAGTAGTCTGCAAATGCCGGATTGCTCATGGCAAAACTAGATTGCTTATAAGGCTCCAGCACCGCTGACATTTTTTGGTCTTTAGGTTTTTGATATACTGCCAACAATGCGTCAGCCATTAGAGTAGACAATTGCAATAATTGAGCATCTTCAGCTGGTTGTGCGGAATTTAATTCTTGATTTAAAAACTTTTGGAATTCTGGCGTCTTAATTATGTTGTTTATTGTGTTAAAATCTGAATCCATAAATTTAGTCAGGTTTTCTTTTCCAAAAAGTCTATTTTTAGACGGCATTCCCTTTGAGTCTTGGGTCTGATACTCTGCATTTATAAACCTGCCCAATATTGAATAAAGAGCGTATTTTTTTGCATTGGTAAAATCAAACCAAGTGATTTTTCCTTTGCCGTCAATTTTGCTTTCTATTTCTTGTAATTTTGATTTAGCTTTGCCTATGAATTGCTTAGACTTTTCGTTTTGAAATACCCTCATGCAGTCTGCTATTTTGTTTAAAGCATCTAGCTCTTCTAATCTGTACGCACCTTCTTCAGTTGCATCTAGACTTTCGGGATCGACGTCTAAGTTGTCGCTAGAGTCGCCATCGGCAGTAGCACCGCCGCTTTTTGCTTGTCTGCTAGCATTTTCGATTGCTAGAACAATACGGTCTGTGGTTAAGTAGTTTATTAATTGAGCTAAATTTCTTATGTCTGTCTTGCCACGATGGCTCTTTTTCATTTTATCAGCGGCATTTAAAAGGTCATCCAAGGTTTTAAAAGACGATAAAGGAAAACGACCAGTCATCCTATCAATATTTCTCTTTATTATGTCAGGATTCGCTAGGTCTGTTCCCATGCTTAATTTTTGCCTTGGCACAGCCGAGTTATAAGCAGTAAACAATGTCTCTGCACTACGGTCATCTCTTATTTTTTGCAATTCAGCTTTTTGCTCAGCTGTCATAAATCCAGTATTATTTTTATCTTCACCATAAGCCAACATTTTATCCAGTAGGGGGTCAATATGTTGCGTCTTATAACTTGCTAAGTTATTCAAGCCGTTTACATACCAAGCCTGATGCTCGGTTAAATAAAACCACTCCGCAAAGCTGAAAATAGGTATCTTATACATTTTCCAAGTTAATAGTTAGAGTAATAGCTACCGTTCCTCCAGCGGGTGGAATGGTAAAAGGAGCATTCGTGAATCGCTCTAGCCAAAGTAAATTGCTGCTAGTATCAGTAACGTAATAACCATATAACAAACTGGCCGCTGTTCCGTTACTTAGTGTGAAAGTTTGTTCGCTGTATCCTGCTTCTGCATAATCAGCACCGACAGGAGTTGCCACCAACCAGCTAGCGTTTGTTATAGTGATTTGGCTATAACCTGTGGTTGTACAAGGAGAAATGTCACCTATCGTTGTAGTAGCTGACGGTGTCAAATTGTTTTGATATAATCCAAGTAATAAATTGGCTGTTTGATTTTGATTCAACATTTTTTGCAATAATGCAATTTCGCCAATATTGGGTACTACTAAGGCCATCATTCCTCCAAACACTATAACTATATATATAAATAGAATGGTAATTAAAAATAAAAATGGCACCGAATATAAGGTTAAACAGCCTAATCCAATCATGAAAGAACAAGAAGTATGGAGTGATTTTACCCTCCACAACATGGAATTTGATAAAGATTTGGTCGCAAACGAGCAAAATGCCCCTAAATTACAGAAGCCCAAGTTGAAATTAGGCATAGAAAAGACACTAAAAAAAGAAAAAGAAATACCGCTACCTACCCCAGAAGTGCAAATAGAAGAAAATGACGATTTTGTAATACCAGATTTCAATAAAGAAGAAAATGCGCCAGATCCTACTCCAGTTCCAAAAGACGACGTTTTAAGACCATCTAAAATAAATCAAAAGCTACTACAATACAAAAAAGACGTAATGTATTGCATGTTGGCAGAAACAAAAGAGAATTTTGATCCCTTATACTCAGAAAAAACCGTTAAAATCAATTACGTCAGAACTTTTACATTCGAAAATATCATATTGGAACAAAATGATATTCAGCTTATTTTTTGGAGTCATTTAGATTTTCTGACAAAAAACAGTATTGTGTATCCAAGAGATGAGAACCATAGATGGTGGAAAATAAACTCTATAAGAAACGCACCTGATGGCAGATTTTTTGTGTGTGTTCCTACAAGCATACAGCCGAGTTTTAAAGGTTAAGAGCCGTCGATAATCCGTGCGCCTTTAAGGCAGCCTTGTGATCTGCAACTGATTTGTAATAACCTTTTTCATATATTTTATTCAGGAATTTTGCCAAGTTTTCAAGGTCTTCTTGTGAATCCAATTTACTACAAACTTTGTATATTATTGGATATAGTTTTGAAATATCATCTATTTCAAACTTTTTTAGGAAGTCCAAAAACCCTTGGGTTTTTATAAAATTTGCATAACCGATTTCATGTTCGGTTGCACTCATTTTTTATTCCCTTTTTTTTGTTTTCCGCCT